ACACGACATTGCCCACCCGAATGTCGCCGTTGGCAAAGATGAAGTTCTCATCCCCGCGCACGCCGGCGTTCTGGAAGACGCTGTCCATGTTCGCCTCGAGATCGCGGAACTGCAGCGAGCCCATCGGCATGTAGTAGATTTCGCGGCCAGCAGCGCCGCCCGAGGTCGAGACCGCAGGCGCGATGCGCGGGTTCGCCGACTGGGCCAGGCGACGTGCGAGCCGCACGATATCCTGGTGCATGTCGTCGGCGGTTCCGTCGATCTGACCCAAGTCAGTCGCGTGCACGCCCGACCAGTTGCCCTTCGCGGCGCCGTACAGCAGACGCTGATTGGCGGTGCTCGGGTTTTGCGCGACCGACCAGGCGTTGCGCTGGGCAACGGTGGCGGCATCGTAGGTGGTCAAGCCGTCGGTCACCGGCGAGATGAGGCGCGCGATGATGAGGTCACGCACAAGCTCCATGTTCCAGACGCGGGCGCGGTCGCGCATCGCCTCGAGCATGTTGAAATTGGCCTTCTTGAGCTCGTATTCGCCGATGATGAACGCGTTGCGGTACTGGCGGCCCGTGAGGGTCAGCGAGTAGTTCGCAAGGTTCTCTTCGTTGCCGCGAAGGGTGTTGTCGTCCATCACGGGGTCATTACTCGCGCGGTACACGAGCGACCGGGTGACTTGGACGCCGCCCTTTTTCTTACCCAGGCGCGACTCGCCGACATGGATCGGAGCGTTCGGCCCCGAGCCCATCAGGCGCTTAAACGGAGTGCCGCGAGCCCACTCGCGAAACTCCTCGTCCACCCAGTTGTTGACTTGATTGCCACTAGCGATTGTCTGGTCAGCCACAGGAACACCTCAGGGCCGCGCTCTCAGAAGCGAAACAACGACTCGATGGCCGTGTCGCTACCTGATGCGGGCGTGACGCTGGCGCCGCCTCCGCGGCGACCGGCAAGGGTTTTGGGTGCGCTCCAGCCCGTCGCTTCCCGTTGCCCGTTCACCGCTGGCGTTCCGCTCTGTGCCCGCTCGGCTTCCCACTTGGCGCGCTCGGCCTTCTTCCACTCTTCGAGGTTCCCGGCCTTTGTGATCTCGTCGACCGTGAGAGCCGAACGGCCCATCTCGGCGGCGAACTGCACCGGGTTTCGGTAGAGCGGATTCTGTGCTGCGAGCGGATGCGTTCCCGCGACGACTGCCCGGTACTCGGCCAAGACACGGGGATCTTGCTGCGCTACTTGAGCGAAGCGATCGATCGCGGCTCGGCCATCAGGGACGGCCTTCACGTAGAGCTCTTCCGCCTGATCGAGATGCTGACTGCGCATCCGTTCGATCTGCGGCATGAGCTGCTCGGCCACCTTCTTCGTCTGGGCCTCGGCTACACGTCGCGTGTATTCCTCGGGTCCAAGCTCAAAAAAGCCGGGCTCTACATCCTGCTTGGGTGGTACTTGCTGCTGCTGGGCTGCTGCCGCCACCTGTTGCTGCATGGCCGCGAGCTGCGCGGAAAACTGGCGGTTCTGAGCTTCGAGTTGCTCCGAACGCTTTAACGCTTCGCTTAGGCCCTTGCGTTGCTCTCGCCGTAGCGAGCGCTCGGACTTCAGCGCCTTCTGGAGGCCCTCGGAGCCTGGCGGCCCGTCGATCTTCCCTTCGCCATCCTCATCGTCGCGCTCATCACGAGCGCCTGCGCCGCTGTCCGCCTTAACGGGCTCGGGAGTCTCACTGGCCGCATCACGCGGTTCAGTGGTCGTCTCCGGCTCGCTGGGCTCGGGCTTGTCTGGTTCCGACTTGACGCCAGATCCAAACGGCCCGTCAGCAAACGCCGATTCAATGCTGCTCAAGGGAGTGCCTCCGCAAAACCCCCGGTGCATCACGCCTCCGGGAGAGTGTCTTCAGTAGAATCTATTGAGTAGATTCTATTGAATACACATATCGGAGTGGGTACCCACTCCATTGAGGCCCTGCAACAAAACTTTGGCCGACCATCACCGCTAAAACGGAGAGACGCCTTTGAAGCTCACGACCCTGATCAAGACCGCAGCAGTTGTCGCTGTCCTCACTGCGGCGGGGGCTGTGGCTCTCGCGGCCAATACCCAGGTGTCGGCCAGCAGGTTCAAGAAGCCCGGTGCGGTCTATGGGCGCTCGGACGGCCTCTATCAGGAGAAGAACACCAACGGCGTCTATGTCGTCGAAAACGGCACCGGCGCGAAGGCCGCCGGCTTCGGCTACCGCGAGACCTGGACCTCGGGTGATTACGCGGCTGTCCCGTCCGCGATTATGACCATCGCGGGCCTCATTCAGTCAGCATCGGCACAGCAGCTCGATATCGGCTACTTCGGCGCCCACTCCTTCATCTTCGGTCAGGGTACGGCGCAAACAATCCTGCCCGTTACGGACTCGACCGGCCTCGATATCTCGGGCGACCAAGTCAACGGCGAGGCTTACGAGATGTTTGCGGGCGTTCTTGGCGCAAGCGGCCGACCGGCCGTCATCGGCGTCGATCCCGCCTTCTACTTCTGCGTGACCGCCAAGATTGCCGACGCCTCGGGCGCCTCGAAGTTTCAGATCGGATTTCGCAGCGCGACCCAAACCCAGCAGGCCGCGACCATCACGAACTATCTGAACTATGCGACCATCGGCACGAGCGGCACCGCGAACCCCAACACCATCTACATGCTGGGCGGTAACGACGATACCGACACCAGCCAAGACACCGGCGACACCTGGGCGGATGCTGCGGTCAAGCGCCTCTGCATCAACGTGAGCGCGACTGGCGTCGTGACAGCCACGAACAACGGCGCGGCCCCCACCACTCCGCTGACCTTCAGCTTCGACGACGGCGACAGCGTGATCCCGTTCATCTTCTTGGTGCAGGGCTCGGATCTTACCGAGGCCGTCGACATCACCGAATGGGCGGTTGGCTACACCACCCCGTAACCCACCTCTGACTCTCGAGAAGGAGGCGGGCTATGACGCAGATCAGCTCGAATCGCTACAAGCGCATCGGTGCGAAGGGTCACGTCTATGCTCAGGATGATGGCTGGTATTGGGACAGCACCAATTCAAAGCCCGTCCTGATCATCGGTAACTCGGTCTATGCGGCATCCGGCGAGCTGCTTGCGAGCGACGGCGTTGATGTGACGCACGTCGCCCCTAGTGGCGACGTGACGATGTCGGCCGCTGGCGTGATGGCGATCGGGGCCGCGAAGGTCACGAACGCGATGACCGCCAAGCCTCGCCTGCGCATCGTGCGCGAGCAGCTCTTGGCCTCGGCGCTCACGGACGGCGGCGCGGCGGTTGGCACCAAGACGATGTCGACCGCGATCGCGGCTGGCGCGTATGTCCTCAAGACGCTCGTCGACACCATCGTCGGCTTCACGGGCGACACGACGGCGGTGCTGACGCTCGGCGATGGCACGACCGCCAATCGCTACATGACCGGCTCGCCGAGCTTGTTCACGACGGCGGCACAGGGCGTCGACATGGGCGTGGTCTCCGGCACCGCCTGGCACACGGCGGCGAAGACGCTGACGGCCACCGTCACCAGCACCGCAGACATCACGCCCGTGCTCGCAAGCGGCGGCTCCTGCTTCGTCACCATTGCATTCTACGAACCCGTGTAACCGAGGTGCCGTAAGTGGCAAGCTACGGCAGCCCAGTTGATCAGCCCAGGCAGCCCGGCCGCGCGGCTGTTGATGCCGACGAGCCTGACGAACCCGACGAGGATGACGCGCCGGAGCTGCCAAGCCACGCGACGCGCCTTGCCTGGTACGAGGAGTGGGAGGAGCAGCAGCGCGACAATCGCATCGAGCAGCGCCTAGACCGCGACTACTACGACGGCAATCAGCTCTCTGACGAGGTGCTGAAAGCCTTGAAGGAGCGCGGCCAGCCCCCGACCGTCAACAACCTCATCGCCAAGAAGGTCAACACGCTCCTGGGCGAGGAGATCGAGAAGCGCTTTGACCCGAGCGCCAAGCCTCGCACGCCGAACCACGACGATGACGCGCGCTCGAGCACGGACGCGCTGCGCTACGTGTGCGATGAGCAGGAGTTTCAGCGGGTCAAGTCCGAATGCGCGGGCGACTTCTTCATCGAGGGCATTGGCGCCGCGCTCAAGCACGTTGATGACCAGGGCAAGCACTCGCTGCGCCACATCCGCGCTGACCGCTTCTTCTACGACATCCGCAGCCGCGACGTAGCGTTCAACGATGCCCGGTTCCTGGGCTTCATCGACTGGATGGACTTCGACGAGGCCGAGGCCATGTGGCCCGGCGCGCGCGACATGCTCGAGGTCGCCGACTCGCAGACCTCCGATACGACCAACGACGCCCCGCGCAGCTGGTTCCAGGGCAAACAGGGCCGGCGCCGCGTCATGGTGGTCGAGCAATACTTCTGGGTCGGCGATGACTGCTACCGCTGCCACTTCACCAAGGCCGGCGACCTAGGCGATGGGCCGGAGCTTACCGGCTACCTCGACGAGATGGGCGAGCACCACGTGTGCCCGCTACCCGCAACCAGCTGCTACATCGACGCCGAGGGTAACCGCTACGGCATCGTGCGTAACCTCCGCTCGCCGCAGGACGCTCTGAACAAGCGCGAGAGCAAGTCACTCCACCTGCTCAACAGCCAGTCCGTCATCGCTGAGAAAGGCGTCATCCCCGACCCCGAAGAGTTCATGGACGAGCTTGCGAAGCCGGATGGCTTTGCCGAGGTCGCAGAGGGCGGGCTCGTGGGCCCCGATGGCCGTCCGCGCGTGCAGATCAATCGGCACACGGACCTTGCCGCAACGCACTTCCAATTCGCCCAGCAGTCACGCCAGGACATCAACGGCATTGGGCCAAGCGCCTCGAATCTGCCCGAGCTCCCAAAGGACGCCTCAGGTCGCGCCCAGGCCATGCGGCGCAAGGCTGCGGCGCTCGATTACGGCACCATCTTCGACCACCTGCGCTTTTGGTCGAAGAAGATCTTCGAGCTCGACTGGCTGTGCGTGAAATGGACCTGGACGCGCGAGAAGTGGCTACGCGTCACCGATGACCGCGAAGAGACCGGCTACCGCTGGGTAGGGCTGAATCGCCAGACGACCCGCGGCCAGCGCTTCGAAGAGCTACTCCAGGCGCAGCCGCCCATCCCGCCCGAGAAGGCGCTCAAGACCGCGGCCGGCGACAAGGCGCCTATCATCATGGCGCAGGCCCAGCAGCAGCTGCAGATGATGGCCATGCAGGCCCAGCAGATGGGTCAGCCGGCGCCCAGGCCCGACCCGAAGATGCTCGTGCAGGCCATCATGGCGAACCCGCTGATGCTCGAGCCGCTGACGGTCAACGACGTGGCCCAGATGCAAGTGGACGTCATCTTAGACGAGGCCCCTGACACGGCGAACCTGCAGGAAGAGCAATTCGCGACGCTGTCGGAGATGTTCGGCTTGCTCGCGCAAGCCAAGCCCGACATCGCCCCCGTGCTTGCCCGCATGATGGTGCAGGCGTCGACATTCCCCGGCGCCGAGAAGCGCGAGTTGCTTGCTGCCTTCGACAAGGCGCCCGACCCGCAGGTGATGGCGCTGCAGCAGAAGAACCAGCAGCTCGAGCTGGGCTTGAAGGCCGCTCAGGTCGCGCTGTCGCAGAGCCAGGCGCAACTGAACCAAGCCAAGACGCAGAGCGAGCTCGCCAGCATCGGCCAGTCTGCCGAGGGCGCGGCTCCGTCGCCGCATGACCAGGCAAAGCTTCAGCGCGAGCAGGTCGGGACGCAGCTCGATGTGGCGAAAGCCAACGCTCAGATCCAAAAGGACCAGGCACTCACCCAAAAGCATCACATGGACATGCACATCAACGCGGCCAAGGCGCAGCGTGATGCGATGAAGCCGGACGTGGAAGTGGTGGAGGTTGGGCGATGAGCGCCACGATCTATCAACCGGGTTTTGCGCGAACCCAGCAGAGGTCCCGCTGGTGGCGCGACACGGACTACGCCTGGGCCACGACCGCAACCGACATCACCGAGACCGTCCCGGTGCGCTGGAGCCTCGATGCGGCGCTTGATTCGGGCGTCACGGTCGATAGCGTCACCTACGAGGACAGCGGCCTAGCTTCGAGCGGCTCGGCCATCTCGGGCGGCGCCGTTGTCACGTTCACGCTCGTTGGCCTTGGCGACACGAAGGTCACCGCGACGCTCAGCGACGGCAACATCATCGTGCAGCGCTTCCGGGTCTATCCCGTGAACTGCTCGCCGCGACGGGGGTATGACTATGGCAACCGGTAAGCTTGCTCGCAGACCACTCTATAAACCTGAGCGCAAGAAGGGCCGCAAGCGCGGCGTGCTCGGGACCGAGGCGCCTGCGGGCGCTCCGGATGCGACGCCGCATGAGATCATTACGAGCATCTGCGTTGTCGCTAAGCAGCTCGGCATCAAGATAGGTCAGGGCGGCGAGTACGATCGGCAGCGCGACGTCTATGTCGTGGTTGGCAAGAAGGGCCGGTGGCTGACGCCGAAGGACTACGCGATCCCGGGCTATCTCGTGGCGGGCGTCATCAACCAGTGGCGCGTCGTCATGCGCGATGCGGGCCCGCAGGATCCTCGGGCGTGGCTGCAGAAGAAGGGGTATCTGGAGACGCCGAAGCTTGAGGTGCCAGCCACGGCACAAGAGCCCGCATCTCAGGATGCATCTTCTCCCACGGCAGCGAGCACCCCGTGATCCGCCCCTGGCTGTCGTAATACAGGTCGCCTTCGTAGAACATCGGGTTGTCGGTCATGCTAGATTCTCCTCATTGGGGCGTATCTCAGTTGGAAGAGAGAGCGACTGTTAATCGCTAGGTCGCAGGTTCGAGTCCTGCCGCCCCAGCTTTGCCCTGTCCAGCGCCGCCTGTGCCTTGTTGCCGTCGTAGTCGCCCGCGTACTCCGCGACCCGGCGATAGGTGAACTGCCCGCAGCCCAGACACGGTGTGCGCTCATCGCGCATGCCATACATGCCGCCGCGGAAGCCGCACGCGCTGCATTGAATTAGGTCGCTCATACAGCCTTCCACCTTTCGCTGTTATCCCGCCTCGGCGCCGCATAGTCCGCGCGCTTGGGCAACGCTTTGACCTTGGCCGGCAATGGTTTGCCGCGTTGGATGACGAGCTCGAGCCCGTAGCGCACAGCATCGAAGATATGGTTGTGCTTGTCGAGCAGTTCCGGCTTCACCTCGCCGGTGAGCTTGTCCGTCTTGTAGCTCCACAGCCGCGCTTCTTCGGCCGCATGCGCGCAGCGCGGGTGAATAATGATCTTCTCGTAGCTGCGCAGGTGCTCGACACCGTCTTCGACCGAGCCCTGGCGCTTCACACACGGGATGACGTTCTCGTAGCCGTGGCGCTTCATGTGGCTGATGGTCTCGGGGCGTGAGTTGTCGGCGCGGATCGAGTAACGCGGTAGCTCGTCCTTGGGCCGCGCGCCCGGCACCTTGTCGAAGAGCGCCGGGGTGTCGTCGAGGTCAACACCGACACCGTACGCCTCGTGCTCGATGTACAGCCGGCGCTCATGGATCCAGCACTTGACGAGCGTCGTCGGGTCCACGGCGAAGCCCCAGTCCGCGCCGAAGTACGGGCCGTGCCATTCGTCCTTGGGCTCGAAGCTCTCCACAACGTAGCGGCCGCGCAGCACCTGCGCATCGGTCACGCGCCGCGTCTGTCCGCCCCACACGTGCGCCGCGGCCTCGGGGTCGACGCGATACAGGTAATCCTTCTCGGCCGCGAGCTCGGGCGATAGCCATTCGTTGGCGTCCCAGTTGACGACGAGCTCGAGCAGGTCCGGCGGCGGGTTCTTCACGAACCGCTGATACGTCGGGTCGGTGTCTTGATCCGGGTTCCACGTGAGCCACACCTCAGAGCCGGCCTTGCGGATGGTCGGTATCAGCGTCTCCCAGCTGCTCTCGGAGACGGCCTGGGCCTCTTCGATCCAGACGCGGTCGAGGCCTTCCATGGACTTTATCTTGGTGACGTTCGTCCGGATGCCCTCGAAGAGAAACAGCGAACCGTTGCGGTGCCGGATCTCGCGCTCGGTGACGGTGAAGCCTGGCAGATTGAGCGACGCGATGCGGTCGACCAGCAACCGATGTACGCTGTCCTTGATGCTGTTCTGGAGCTCACGAGCACAGAGCGTGCGCAGCTCGCGCTGGCCCGCCTCGATGAGGAGCGCCGCGGCGACGGTCCACGACTTGCCTGAGCCGCGACCGCCGCGCAGGGACTTGTAGCGATGCGGGTCGAACAAGGGCCGCGACCAGGGCGGGAGGTCGATGATCTCCTCGGTCATTTGTCCCACGTGCCCCGATCGATCATGATTTGCTTGGCCAGGTCGTAGGCTTTCGCCATAGCCCGCATTAGCGTCGGGCTATCGCCGCACGTGTGGATGTAGCCATCGCCTCTGTCGGTGTGCGTCGGCGCAAACTCCCAGTGCGCGCAGTGGTCCCACTTGACCGCGACCTTAAACAGCAGCGCGGCCTTGGCGAAGTCGCTAGTGACCTCGGCCTCGTCGTCCTCTGCTCGAAACAGGACCGACGGCGGCGCGTCCATCGTCTCGGCGCACTTGACATCGATGAACAGCGGCTCCGATGGCGGGTCGTACGCGTGCCAGCCCGCAACACCGGGGCGCTCTGTGTCGGCGCGGCAGTCCATCCAGCTCAGCTCGAACGCGAACCACTCGCCATCAATCTCGTGGTCTTCGCGGATGGTCTTCATTTGTCCCTATCGAACCGCACGCGAAAGCCAAGCGGCGCGCCTTCGCCGTCGCCGCTAAGCGCGAGGTTCTGCAGCGCCTTACCCAGCCCTCGATCGAGCGCCTCTTTGATTGCCGCTATCGCAACCTTCTCGTCGGTCGACTCGATGAGCTCAGCCAGGCGCACGATGGCCGGCAGCGTCATCTCGTCGATGGCCTTCTTGATGTCGGGGGCGATGCCCGGGCGACCGCTCGGGTTGGGGCTTGCGCCGCCCTTTACCCAGTTCGGGTTGCCCCGCTTGCCGGTCTTTGTTTCGCCCATGTTAGCAAATCACTCCGACCGGGCACGTGGCTGCATCATCCGCAACCGCTTCTGCTTCTTCGCCTTCTTGCCCCTGTTGCGTAGCTTCTCCTTCAAGAACCACCGCACCCAGTCCTTGAGCTTCCCTGATTCAAGCTTCAACTCTTCGATTTCTGCCCGCAACATTTTGAGCTCGCTCGGCGGCTTGTCGTCATCACGAACCCAGCGAATGCCAACAAGCTTGCCGTGACCGTAGATGCGGGTTGCTCTCAAGTCGCGCCCTCCGAGCCACTGAGTGGAGTATTCTGAATATCGACCTGTGGCGCTTCCGCCGCCCCGGACCCCATCTGACTCGCCTCGGCTCCGTCCGTCGCAATGGCGGCCCCTTGCTGCGCAAAATTTGGCATGTCCGGCTCGATATGCCGCACCCGCCTCCGCTCCAGTCCGCACGTGGAGCACCAAACCACTTCGTGCGCCTCGCTCTTCGGGTCGGCCTTCGTTGCCGTGGTGCCGGCGTGGGTGCAGGGTTGCTTGGTCATTTGCGTTCCTCTCTCAGCTTTTTGATCTCGATGCCCATTCGAAACATCTCGCTGCGCAGGCGCCCCATGTGCTCGTGCATCTGTTCCTCGAGTGCACTAACAACCTCGCGAATCATGCCGACCGGGTCGCTATAAAACCGCTCCTGTTGGTACTTGAGCGCCGCGGCGATGGTCTCTTCGCTGATCATGGCTGCCTCCACCCGGTCGGCTGCACCACGTACGCGAATCTGTGCCCGCGCCCGGCCTTGTGGTCCCATGTCTCAAGCCCGACATGAATCAGCCGCGGCTCGCTGTCCGGGGCGTGCTTGGCTGCGTCATCGAGCGCCATCTGCAGCGCGCGCACTATGTCGGCTATCGCATCTTTGTTCATCCTCCAACCCTCCCCGTAATCCACCACAACCCAGCCAGCACAACCCACCACGTTGCAATCGCAGCGAGCACGACGGCAACGAGGCCGACGATGGGGGGCGGGCGGTGGTGGTGGTTCATCGCCGAGCCGTCCGAAAAACCTGGTAGCCCATGAACCAAACCGCCCCGGCGATGAGCGCGGCGAGAGGCACCCAGAGCGGCGCGGTCACCCACAGCCACGGCCACGTGATCGTGCCGATGAGCTTAAGCACCAGGAACACGATAAAGACGGCGCCGAGAACATCGATGCCGCTGTTGCCGCCACTGCCTATCATCACGCCCTCCCGTAATGCGATTCAAGAAACGCAATCGCGTCGTCCGCCCCGAACGCAACGCACGTCGCCCAGCCCAGTTCCTTCAGCTGGTCGAGCCAGTCGCGCTGCTCCGGCCGCACGCCGCTTGCTGTCCCGTTGCGCCGCTTCATTTCGATAGCGACGCCCACGATGCCGAATTTCCCCGGCGGCGGCGTGAACACGAGCACGTCCGGGGCGCCCTTCTTGAGCCCCAGCGAGCGCAGGTGCGCGCCGGTGACGACACTGCGCCGGCCTTCGTTCGGTGGATGCAGCCAGCACAGCCGGCGCGCGTTGAGCCATGCGGCGACCATGCGTTGCTCTGCCGCTTCGGTCGGCGCAGGCAGGGCGCGGCGGGCGGGGGTCATCGGTCACCCGCCATGTTGTCGAAGCGCGTCGAGCTCGCCAGCCACCGAAGCTCCACGGGGTCGCCGCCGCTCATCCCGTTGCGGTTCTTGGCGATGCCGATCTCCGCGATGCCGGGCTTGGTGCTGTTCTT